TAAGATTTAGATTAGGTCAGAATCAAATAATTTTTGAGAAGACATCTGGTGAAAACTTTATTTCAATGACTCACTCATCAGGAGCTGTGAACCTTTGTCACAATGGAGATGTTGTATTAAAAACTGAATCCACAGGTGTGAGAATAGAGGGTTTATTAGATGTCTCTGGTGACATCATGGCTTTCAATACCTCAGACTTGAAGTTTAAATCAGACTTAAATATTATTTCATCACCACTTGAAAAAGTTGGTATGTTGACAGGATATACCTACATGTGGAATCAAGATGCACCTGAGTGGTATGAACAGGGTACAAGAGATACTGGTTTAATTGCTCAAGATATTGAGAAATTAGGACTACCAGGACTCACAAGAACTAGAGATGATGGTGATGGCATCGCAGTGTACTATCCAAAGATTATACCTGTATTGGTGGAAGCAATCAAAGAGTTGAATGCTAAAGTCAAAGCTCTTGAAAACAAATAAATAACTAAAAAAAGTAATGGCAAATTATACTAAATCGTTTAATTTTAGAAATGGTGTACAGGTAGATGATAGTAATTTTATCGTAAATTCTGTAGGTCTGGTTGGTATCGGTACGACAAAACCTGAGAAGAGACTAGATGTTCGTGGAAATGCAATTATAAGTGGAATAACAAGTTTAAGTGGTACTGTAATATCTGGAGTTGTAACTGCTGGTAATATAAAAATTGATGCAGTCTCAGGTGTGGTGACTGCCACAAAGTTTGTTGGTGATGCTTCTGGATTACAAAATATTGTTGCGATTGCAACAGAGGGATTCACAAAAGCTGCTGGAACACTCTCCACTACGGCAAAGGTTGGTGTCGGAAGTGAGACTCCTGTATCACAATTAGATGTTTTTGGTGATACTAAGATTGTAGGATTTACAACATTATCAGGTATCACAACTAGTATAGGAAAAATATTTTTAAATGATTTAGAAGTATCAGGTGTCACAACTTTAGGAAATGGGTTAAATGTAACTGGTATATCAACTTTTTCAGGTTCAACAACTTTCAATCATAATCTCACTTTAAATGCAGATATAGACATTGATGGTAGTGCTAATATTGACG